TGACATTGACCGCAAAACCATTTAACGTAATGGCCGACTCTGGCCCGTATACTCGAGGCTGGCCGAAGGTGACAGGGATCTCTAACCCATACGGCCTGACTATCGGATTGGTCTGTGTGATTGTCGAATAACCAAATGTGACCGGCACTTGAAAGCCGTTCGGCAGGATCGCTCGAGCATAGGTGATCTCGAGAAATGGCGGTTGCTCTTTTGGGTTTTCTGATGCGGCAAACTGACCATATTGAATGCTGGTGGTTGCGAAACCTTGAACGTCTCGACTGTATCGCAGGACAATTGGCGTATACGCGCCCGCGTCACCTTGCAACCATGCCCGGCCAGTTGAATTGAGTGTCAGTGTTGAATAATCGTTTGTGCCAAGTGAAGAGAGTCCAGACGAGTGAAAAGCATTAGCAGATTCTTGTGAGGTTGTCGCTACCCAATCAGCAAGGGTCAGACTGGTTGCGCTGTCGGCCATGTATGCCGGATGGATTTCAAGATTGAACGTCGGGTTCTGCTTGGCCAGACATCGTATCTTCAACACCGCCACAGTGACGACGTTATTGACCGGCAAACTGGTCAAATTAAACTTGAGATATGTTCGCGATACGTTCCAGTCGGTGGCTCCATATTTTGATGTTCCAACAACAATTGTTGAATCAATCACGCTGGGGGTCAGTGTCCCGGAGCCTTCTCGGGCGATTGTAAAGCTGGTGCCATCAGAGCTGATCATCCCGTCGAAGTTTTGCACATTGACGACATCTGACCGATCGGCGTAGGACGTCAGCGAGTCAAAACCGAATGACCATTCAGGTTGATAGCGGTCGGCAAAGATCTCATCCCACCAATGCAATGCCCACCAGAGCGGCTTGAACGCGTTGTAAATGAGTTTGCTATATCGCGGGTAGGTGTAGAACCGTCCGATTGACTGGCGGTCATCCTGACGCAAATGAACGGCATCAGGCGTGAGCTTTTCGAGCGGTAAACTGCTGTCTAGTTTGAGAGCGTGACGAAATACCCACCCAATGACTGGCGCGTTGGCAATGCGGCAAAGCGTGGCCTGATGTTTATCAAACCACGCTGCATCAAATGCACGCCAATGCTGAGGACGATCTTGATCCATTACACGTCAGCAAGTCTGAAGATCTTGTTGCTTCCGTTGTCGAAGGAGACGGTGATATCGCCACCGTTTGGAGTAATAGGCAACCCTGCTGAGGCCGAATCAATCACGCAGATCAACGGTGAATTGCTGGCCGTTCCCGTGTCTTTGTAAATGACCAGCTGCGTAATCTGATTGGCGTTAGTCGCGACCGCCGTGAACGTCACGTCTGCCGCATCAAATGTACCGCCCGTGACTGTTTTACTACCCAACGTCTGTGGCGTGCCCTGTGCGTGCGTACCGATCACTGAATAATACTGATCACCATTCGTGGCCGTGTTTGGAGCGTACCCAGACCCTACCAGAGCGATCTTGATTGTGTCTGTGTCAAGATCGATAGAAGGCGATTGACTGAGCAGACTCTGCTTGGCCAATGAATACATTCTTGATGCCATATCAAAATTCTCCTAAGATATCCCGGCGAAGAGCTGAACGCGCCTCACCATTTGACCGATAATCCTGCACAAATTTACTGACCATCACTCCTGGTTCCGTTTCCGCCCGAATGATGATCACCTGCGGCTCACCTCGTCGACGATAGCCCTGCTCGAGGGTTGCCGATCCTGACCGTCGATCCTGACCGAGGAACATGGTATCTCCCTGACCGCCACCACCGCCACCGATGGCTGCAAGTCCAACAGCAGCCGCTACGCCTATCCCTGCCACCGTGCCGTAGAATTTGGCTGCGGTAAAATGCTGAGACGCTGAATAAAAGTTGCCAACTGCATTGGCCGCGAATCCTTCAGCAATTTCAAAGATTGCTTTGATGGCTGCCTGTGCTGTAACTGCTGCAATTACTTGTGCCGCCAACGCCTTGAATGCCTGCCCACCTATGCGACCAGTCATAATAAAATTCGTGATAATGTTTTGCAGTCCATTGGCCACCGCTCCAAAAGCGTCAACCATTATCGTCGAAAAATTGCCGATTTGCTGTGACACTGTGCTGATCGCTGATGTTGCACTTGCCCCAAGTTGCTCGAATATACCCTTGCCCTGATCCGCTGCCTTCTGTCCTTCCGGGCCGAAAATTGACAACGGGCTGGACGGATCCTTTGCCAACGACTCCATCCGTTGCCGCTTGCCTTCCTCGAACATTGCGTTCAATGCCTGGTTGAGGCGTAGCTCGTTCTGGTAGGTCTTTTCCGCTTCTGCTCTCTTGGCTTCCTCAAGCTTGCGGATATTCTCGAGCCGCTCCGCGTCATAGGCCTCTTCTTGTGCAGCTCGTTCGTTCTGGAGGTCAAGCAGCTTGCGGTTGGTTATGGTGCCTTCTGTCTCGAGGTTTTGGAGCTTCAGGCCCAAAATCCGCTGTGCAACAAAGTCCTCGGTCTGCTGCGCCATCTGCAGACGAACGCGTAACTTCTCGTCCTCAATCCGCTGCATTGCGGCAATGACTTTGTCCTCCTCGTCCTGCATTGCCTCGAGCCGGAGTCGTGCGGACTCAGCGATCAGCCGCCGCTCCTCGTCCAGTTGCTCACGTCGCAATCGTGACTGGAAGGACTCTTCCTGTCGTGCCGCTCCTGTGGCCGACTTCCCGCCTTTGCCCGTCTTACCTCCCCCTCGTAAAGTCCGCAATGGTAGACCAGTATTCTCGTCAATACCTGGACCCTGAAAACCAGTCTCACCGCCCATATCAGGCAACAATCCAAGCTGACCCAGCATGGTCGTTACCCTCAATCCTCCACCGATCACACCTGCCTCGTTATATCCTGAGACAAATTCCTTAATCAGCTGAGGCAGCAGCTTCAACTTGCTTGTGTCGACAATCAATGCTCGAACAGCTCGACCGGCCAACTCAATAGACTTGGCCAAGTCTGAGAAAAAGCCAATGACACCAATGCCGATATCAACGGTAATGCTGGATAGCTGGAGCTTTAGAATATCCCACTTGTCGGCCAGCTCATTCGTCTTGGCGATTGTTTCCTGATCAATCACAATGCCAAGCTCTCGAGCTCTCGCTGTCAGATCGTCAAACGATCCTCCAACCTCACCCATGACTGGTAGCAGCTTTGCCCCGGATCGACCGAACAAGTCCAACGTCGTTGCTGTTTTAGTGGATCCGTCTTCTACTCGGCCCAGACTCTCGAGGGTCTTGCGAAAAGCCTGATCAACGGGCCCATTAAGATCAACGCCGAGCTGCTGAAACGTGTCAGCCAAATCAGCATTGCCATCTTTGGCCTCTTCAATACGCTTCTGGAAGATCACCGCTGTCTGTGACACTTCCTCAAAAGATTGACCTGATAACGTGGCCGCAAGTCGTAATGATTGAATGGTCTCTGTAGTGATCCCGGTAGTCTTGGCAAGATCGTCTATCTGACCGGTATATTCCATGGCGTGAGTTGCTGCGCCCACTAATGCAGCACCAGCCGCCACCGCTGCACCTGATACTGCCAACAATCCCGCCGCACTACCCGATAAGCTCGGGATCATGCTTGCCGCAGCATCACCCAGCAACCCAAACTGTGAGACGTAACCGGCAAGTTGTCCTCGTGCGGTATCACCGAACGAACTGGCAAACTGCTGGCCAGTCTTCTGTACCTGAGATCCGACAGCAGAGAAGCGCGAGCCCAGCCGGGTCAGCTGCTCCGAGATCTCCGCCGCCATGCCCTCCACGACGCCACGAAACAGCTGCATCGACTGAACGGCGTCAGTCGTGTCCGCGTTGACTTTGAAGAGCAATCCAACTTGATCTCTATCAAGGGCCATCGAGTATTACCTGTTTCTCTCCGCCACCCCACATCGCCGCTTGTCGTTCGTCTTCCCATTGCTGGAGTTTGACGGCGGCACAGTTGTCGAAATCCCAGGCTACGCCGGGATCATCCAATTGCAGCAGCTTGCTCGGACGGGTCGAGAACTTCTGCGCTGTCATTGCCAATGCCAGCAGAGCCTCCCCCCGGTCGCTTTTGACGAAACCGGGCCAGCTTCTCGGGCTGGACCTCCCCGTTCTGAGTTTTCACTGGCACTCCCGGAGATCCGGCCTGTACCCAGCCAGTCAGGAATCTGAAGTCCTCCGGATCCAGCTCATCCAGTCTCAGCACGTCCGGATCATCGCTCGTCAGTGCTACTCGCGGTTCAACACACGAATAAATGACCGCTTCTGTCAGGAATGCCAGACCGTCCATAGTCTCTTCTGGCGAGAATTGGACATTGGCATTACTGCCGCCCTGCTGCGCTTCGAGCATTGCCCGTAGAAACGTCTGTGGTATGCGCCCTGCCGCCATCCACAGATCAAGCGGTGGACGCCTCATGACGAACTCTGCGCCAGAGGGTAGAGTGATCTTGCCGGTCAACTCTACCCCCTGCCGCTTCTGTCTGTAGCTCTCTGCTTTCATTGTAGCCCCTCAATGATTGCCGATTTAGTTGGCCGCGCCCTGGTGCCAGAAGTTGGCGATCTGATCTCCAGCAGCACGTGACGTGATGGCAAGGCCATTGAACTCGAAGGACGCTTTCGACTGGTCCTTACGGGTCACCGTGAAGTTGAACCCGGCCTTGTTGTAGGTCTTATAAAGTTGAATTACCCAGTATTGGCTTGAGCCGCTGATGTCCGGGCCGATCAACGCGACTGAGTAAGTTGAGATGGTCGACAGTCCGCCGATCTTCAGCTCCTCATATCCGGTTGAGGTGTTGGTGTTGACGGCCTTGGTTCCGCCGACGGTCATCTTCTCGAGCAGATCCCAGTTGAACACCTGCAGAAACTCGCCTGACAGGGTACACGTCTCGCTGATGATGCGCGACATATGCGGCGCGGTCAGCTCATCGGAGCCGAAGTCTTGGATCTCCGGTTTGTACGCAAATGTCACACCGCCGCTTGTCATCCCAAGATGCACGGCATTAGGGTTCGCAGTAGCATCAGGTGTGCCATCGGCATCGAGGGTCAGTCTATTGCCAGCAGACGGAACCGCGACATTCAGCCACAGATCCGACGGCCCGAGCACGATTTCATTGGAATCGTAATTCTTCGCAGTTCCGGCCATTGTTATTTCTCCTTACCTGTCTTGATGAGTGAAAGAAACGGCGTAGGATCAAGCGAGGGTCGATAGTCTCGCTTCTCCTTAGCCGGATCAAAGTAACCAAGCTCTTTGGCGATTTCGCAGTATTTACTTTCGCCAAGTTTTTCGATAGTCCACGGCAACGGGGGAAGCGTCATCGTTTTGGCTTTCTCAAAATAGTTCATCATCTCACCTCTCCAAAGTTTGCACGGTCATAATAATACGTGCGTCCATCCGGTAAATTGTGTCGTTTTGCCTGAGTATCCCGAACTGATGCTCGGTCACCTCCCAGACAGGCTCACTGACATATGATGTCGTTGCTCCACCTATCAGATCCGCCACAGTCATCGTCCGAATTATGCGGTCGACCGCAATGACATATTTCAGGATCTTCCGCTGCAGAGCGTAGGCGTCGACCCCATCAATGGCAATGTCGATGTAAAACTCAACCCGGCCCCTGATATGCGAGTCATCGTCCGACTGCTCCATCTGTTCGTTGCTGGTCGAGATGAACAGAGCCGGGAAATTAAGCACGATCGGCGTCGGTGTCCGGTAGTCGGTAAAGTCGGCCAGGGTTGCGTCGATCTCCGCCAGTGCCGTTGCGCTTGAGTCCTCGATATATGTCTGGAGGTTGTCAATCAACCTCAATGCCCACTGCGCTTGATACCTGGTTGTGGTGTATGCCATTAGTTAGCCCCCGGTGTGAGCCTTGCTCTGCTGGTCGTCTGGAAACCGGCATCACGCGCACCACGTTCAACATACCGATAGAGCCGGGACACTATGCGATCAATGTCGCGTTGCGTTGGCTGGAGGATTGGCCTTGCTGGCATCCTCTTCGTTCCGCGCTGATGGAAGATTGCATAAGGAACCGCCGTGCCCATTGTCAGGCTCAGCGGTGTCTCTTCATAGACCTGATCGCCGCCTTTCTGTCCGGCCAGAGTAAAGGACCGTTTCAATCGCTCCGTTGCCGACAGGATCGGCTTGCCCGGGTATTTCTTGGCCTTCCATTTGGCATAGCCACTGCTCAACGGCTGCCACCGTGCGCCACCTCGAGAACCCTGACTCTCGAAGTGTTCGACGCTTGCCCGGAGGAAATACATATGGATCTCTGGCCAAGCTGGTCGAAAGTCACGGATCGTTTCGTTGACCGTCTGGAAGGCTCGTGTCGTTCGCTCTCGTCCGTCAATTTCTACAGAAAACTTCATGCGAACATCGCCCTTCCTGCCTTGTAGCTATCAGCAATCAATTGCGCCCTCGGTGGAAGTGGCTGGTTGATCACCGCGATCCCATCGACCGCGACCGCTCTGGCGAATCCCTGATCCTTGCTGCGCCAGACATTGGCCACCGTCTCGAGGACGGCCTCTTGAACCTCTTGAGGCGTGCTATCCCATCCCCATTTGGCCGTCACTCCGACACGGATCCCCGCTGGCCAGCCGACGTAATCGACTTGATTCGAAAACTCAGCAAAGAAGAAGTCACGCCGCTCGTTGAGTGCCTGAAAGTTCGAGTAATTGTCACCGTATCGCCTGACAAGGTAGAACTCACCCGGCGTGTTCTGTCTCGCATTCTTGTTGGCGTTGACCTCAATCCAGTTGAGCTCCGCAAAGCCGCTTGGCATCGTGACGACGGGCGCAGTGCTGGAGAGGTACGGATCCAGCCTAAGGTAATCCGTACCGTCCCCCCAAAAATAGCGAATGCTGGCCGTCTGTGCGGTCAACCCTGCGGCGAAATATCCATCAGGCAGGGAACAGGCCATGTCAAAGATTCGCGCCGCTCGAGGGATGATCTTAATCAAGAGATCCTCGTCGGCATCCTGCGACTGGTAGACATACGCCCTGACCTGATCCATCGTCACGTAATCACTTGCGGCCACGGCTTACCTCCCGTTTCGTTACTACTGGCGAACTTGGCGGATATGCGACACGTTTATTCCACGCGCCACGGTTGCCCTCCTCGTCGCCGTCGTAAATCTCTGCTATACCGCGCTGAATCAACAGGTGAGCCACGCCCGGCGGAGGGTTGAGGATATCGCCGACACTGGCCATTCCGTATGGTTTGATCAGTTTGATTTTCATTTGCACTCCTTCGGCTTGCCCTGATCCTGCCACTCGTTCACATACTGGTGTTTGATCTGCCAGTCATTTGTTGGCCAGCTCACCACCAGCTGCAGATGACCGAGCTTGATATGGTTGGCCTGATAGATCTTCTTGCCAGCCTTTTTCCAATTGACCCAGAAGTAGATGTCCGCATCCTGCCGTTCGTCATCCCAATCACCTGATGGCCCAGGTTGCGACCATAGCCACGGCTTGGGTACATCGGCCAGAGCCTTCAACTTGATCAGCGTCAATCCAAAATGGCCGGTATGGATCTCTGTCAGATCGCTCTCAAACTCGGTGGCATCGGCCGAGCTGCGACTATTGCCAAAGGTGTCCTTCATCGTGAAGAGGAACTGTTCGTTATTCCGTCTCACCTGAACCGGGACAATCGCTTCGGCTTCGGGATACTGTGCGGCAAGGGTCAGCAGCTCCTTGACGTCATCGGCGTCGAAAAGCGTGTCATAGTCAACGATGATGGCCCACTCGATGCCGTTCTCGATCAGCATCTTTAGGCCACGGCTCACACCTTGTTCCCAGAATGCCCCGCCGTGCTTGTAGAGCGGAATGTTGAAATCCTTTGACCTGAATGCCGTCCACGCCGCGCCCCAAGTATCATTCCAGCCAAGTCGAGGAACAGACATCAGAGCGGCCACCTTTGCCGATACTTCAATCCGGCCCTCGAGCTGGGTTGCGTCAGTACGCTTAACGCCCTGCAGATTGAGACTGATCGGCAATGCCGCGCAATCATTGATCTCAGATTGCCACGTCGTGATCTCAGCCAGACCCACGTATCGCAGCATATCCCGGAGCTTGCTCTCGGTATAGACTGCCTTGTGGAAATCGTTCTGATCCGTCTGGCCGCCCATCAGCCAGCCCTCAACGGGTGCAGATGGGTCATCAACCTTTTCAATGATCTTCTTCAGGTCTGGCACTGCGATCCGCAGCACACCGCCGGGCTTGAGCACTCTTACCCACTCCTTGAGCACATCGACCGCCTCACGGTGACCGAAATGCTCAAGAATGTGAGATGCCCTCACCTCGTCGACTGATCCGTCAGCATAGCCAGGAAGCGGGAAAACTTCCTGACCAGACTGACGATCGAGAGTCGTGAAACCCGGTATTTTTTGCAAGCCTCCACCGAGATTCAGCTTCATGGTTTAGATCTCCTTGACGACGTTTGAGCCATACTCCGACGTGGACGCCGGAGCTTCAGCTGACCGATCAAGACGCGCAACCGCGCTGACCGGGATGTTGGAGTTCGTCGAGGCCGTTCCCGGCGTGATGGCAAGACGCAGATACCGCTTGCGCGCCCCGTTTGACCGATCGATGAAAAAACGCACCGATTCAGACGCACCGACCGCAGCCGCACCCGTTGACAGGTTGGTGATCTCCGAGAAATTGGTCACAACCGTGTCATCAGACTCGCTGATTTTGATCGAGGCTGGAGCCACGCCAGCACCCGCCAGCGCGCCAAGGCTGACCATAATCTCAACGTCACCGTGACCTTTGCAGTCGAGGTTGGCCGTTGCCGTCGCCCCGCTCGTGATGGTCGCCGGAACGAGCATCACCTCACTTTTGATTTTCTTCAGATCATGCATTCAGATCACCTCCCTTAGGCCGCAGCCGTGATGAGTCCGACGATCGGGCCAGCAGCAGTCGTGTTGCCCACGTCGTGGATGTTGATGTCGAATCGCTCCGTCCCGCGAATCGCGAGCTGATCCTCGGCGAACTTGTACTCCGTCGAGAGGGCCAGCGAGAGGAGACGGCGATCGCCGAACGTTGAGCCCTGACGGAAGTTACCGAGCAGCGCACAGATCTGCGAGTTGGCCTCGGTCGTCGGCATCACCTGCGAGAGAACGACAGGGTATCCGAGGAACCGGGGGACGCCACCATCAGCGATGTTCACGACCGTGTTACCGCCAGCAGCAGTCTGGAGCTTGTGCGCGACGGTGTCGAAGAATGTCGCGCTCATAATCCACTGCGCACCATTACGGGCGAAGAGGGGGAGCCGACCGAGGACGCCGTGGAAGTCAGACAAAACGATCTCGGAGTAGGCGTTGCCGGTGGCAACCTGAAGCCCCTTGATGTTCGCGATGGTGGAATCAACGTCGCGCAGCTTCTGGCGAACGCCAGTGATTCCGCCATAGGTGGAAGTCCCGTCGCCGTTGAAGTAGCACTCGTCTTCCTTCTGCGAGAACGCATAGGCGATCTCACCGGCAAGGTCGTCGCCGATCGAGATCATTGCATCCTCATTCAGCTCACTTGACCAGAGGGTCAGAGCCGCCAGCTTCTTGGCGACCAAGTTGATCTGATCCCAGGTCTTGTCGCTGGCAGTGATGGCCGCAGCCTCACCGACGAAATAGGCCGTCAGGCCACCGACGCGGCGCGGGATCGTGAGCGTATCCGACGACATCGGGACGACACGGGCAACACGACGGGCGACGCCGTACTCCTCGCGAAGGTCGATGATGTCGGTGGAGAACTCCGGTGGCACCAGATAGCCGCCGAGATAGTTGGTTCCCTCGCTCAGGGCCTTGGTCTGAATGCCGTTGTCTTTGCACCACTGGGCCGAGGCCTGATCGCCGACGATGGTTCCCTTGAACCACTTGCCGAAGCGATAGGCACGCTCGTCAGCCGACTTGCCGTTGACCGTACCCTTGAAATTCTTGACCCGGCTCACACGGCTGAACTCAATGGATGGAGCAACGTTGCCGTTGTCCTTCGTCGAGACTCCGCCGCTGTGCGAGTAGGTCACGCTTGATGCCTTCATCGCTTCGATCTCCTCGAGCTGCTTGACCTCCGACTGGAGGGTAGCGATCTCTTCGTTACGCGACTTGATCTCGGTCAGCTTGTCCGCCGGGATCGTCGCAACATCCGGATGAGCATCGAACGCCGCTTTCTGCGCCGCCTTCAGCCCGTCCAACTCAAGAATCTTTTCCTGTAGTTTGGTCATAGGTCTCCTAAATACCTGCTTGCAGTTTGAGAAATTCAGCATAGAGAGATTTGGCGTTGTCCCCATACTCCATCTCTGGCTTGTTCGGCTCTTCCTCTTCGCCGTCGTCCTTGGGCTTGTTGCCAAGCTCATCGGCCATTTTGCGAAGTCGTCCACACGCCTTTTCGAGGTCATCGGCCATCTCCGCACACATGGCTCCATGCGTGGGAGATCCCTTTCTGCCTTGCGATTTACGCAGCTCGGATATCTCCTTGATGCGTGTTTCGAGTCCCTCAACCGCAGTAAGCACGGCCTGAGAGTGTTCAGCGAACGTCAAACCAGTCAGCGATTTTGCGTCCATAATGATTGCCTTTTCGTTTGCCGGTACTGTGACCGGGGAATACTCGTATAATTTCAATTTTTTGAGCAGATAGACAACATCCCGCCCATCGTCGTCAAACTTTGCCAAGATCTGCATTTGCTTGTCGACTGGCAGCCCATACGCGGCGATGGTGTTGGCTAGCCGGGCCCGGTCGACGACATCATAATCCAGCACCTGATATCCGATGGAGAGACGCTTGACGACACCATCGCGAATCAGGGTCATAGCATCAAGCCCTTTGGCCGTGCGACTGATCCGCGAACGGGTCAGCAGACCATATCCGTCCTCTTTGGCCTCAAGTGGTATGCCAATGGGCGTCATCCAGTCGTGTTGCCAGCAGACCACACCATCAGAGAGAAAGCGGGGGATGTCGGACGTGAACGCGCCCGGCAGGATCATGTCACCAGTCGAGTCGATGTTGAGGATCCCGGCAGCATAGCCGACGAACTCGCCAGCAAACTGGCCATCGTCCATCATCTCAGCCTGCTTGACCTCGAAGGATAGCGTCTTGCGTTGAATGTCGTCGAATCTCTTCTCGTTCATCCCTTGTCCTCATCGATGTTCTCGAACCGCTTCACTTTGGCCTTGGCCCAAGTATACCCGGGATCCCCGCCCCACAATGCCC